GTTTCAACTCTTCTATCAAGCTCTGCTGTATAACCTAATTGATCTATTTCAATACTTTGCGCTGGATCGTCTGAATCCATTTCACATCTAAATTTAAATCCTCTTGCAATAAATGTTCCATTTGCAAATGTATTGAATTTAGAAAATTCTGAACCAATAGTGACGTTTCCACTTGTGGTCTGACTAGCTGCTGCTGTAACTGTAAAAGTATTGGTGTCTTTAGTTTTTATTTCGTAATTTCCACTAACTCCACTACCAGAAGTAAAAGTAAGAACCACAAAACTTCCTATTGCAAATCCATGACTAGTTTTAGTCACAGTTATAGTCGTTCCAGATTGAGCATAAGTTCCACTGACAGTTGCATTTGGATCGGAATCAGTAGTAGCAACTAAAAGTTTTGCGTTGACATCAAAAGCAGTAGCACCATCAAAGTCTGTCCAAGTATCAATATTTGCGGTTCTTTTATCAATCAGGTCATTAGGATAAAAACCCTGTGTAACAAAATGACGTTTTAAGCGTAAAGGTTGTTTAGTACCTAAATCTAAAGTATTTGCAAATTCATAAGAACCACCAGTAATATCAACTGCACCTAAAAAGTCAAAATCGGCAATAGCATCAAAATCACTAACATTATCTAATGTTTCTAATGATCCAAGAACAAGACCATTAACATCATCAGAAAAGAAACAATCTACTTTTGTACCAGCAAAAGGAGTTGTATCTGTATCCTCTCGATCAACAAAAACAGCTAATTTTGGTTGTGGATCAGGAGTAGTTACAACAACAGAAGTCTCTCCAGAACTTAGCCTGCCACCATCATCTCTAAATTTAAGGATATACTCTCCATCTACTGCTGGTACTAATGTCTCAGATACATTTCCTGGTAAGGCAGGAATAATATCAACAGAATTAGTAAAAGTACCCGTTCCATCTGTAAGGTTACTATGGCGAACAACTACGTTACCACCATGCGTAACATCTATATCTGTAGCCTTGTCAAAACGTAGTCTTATAAATTGATCTGAAACTGGTTCGACAAGTAATCCTGTAACATCTTGTGGAACTGCTGTCTTACCAACAGCTTCAAAAGTAATATTAGTTGATGTTGCGGATAAAACATTTTGAACATTATATGAAAACACTTGAATTGTATAAGTTCCTTTTCGACTATTTACTATTTCAAAATCAGGTCTTGATACCTTCTCGCTAATAAAATTATCGTTACCAAACCTGTAGTTAACCTGATATTCAGTAACACCGACTATAGGTTGCCAGCTAATAATTATTTTTGATACAGCCTGATTGTTGATAGGAAATATTCTTTCAACAGCACTTAAACCAGAGGGAGGTTCAGTAAGTGCATTTAATTTAGATACAGTTCTAGCTGGTAATGCTTCTCCATCTTCAATAAACGCATACTTACCTTCTACATAAGATAAAGCTGTAATTGCATAGTTTATTCCATCTTGTTCTTCTACTGTTATTACTCTGAATAATTGTGATTGCGTAGTTACGTTTGATATGAGCCAGATCGTATTTACGTTAGGAGTTTGAGAAAAAGCAGAACTTACAGTTATAGTCCCATTTGATACAGATGAGATTGCCCTACTTTCAGACGTTCCATCGGGTAAAAGTACGCTGAGAGTTGCATCTCCTACAGGGTTTCCGCTTGCATCTACAGCAAAATCTGTTGCAGCAGTATCATCGACAGTAACAACAGTTGTAGAAGTAACACTTTTCAATCTTCCGCCTCTTCTCACCCCTGCTCTTACTGGATCTTGTATTTCTATGACAGCACCAGGGCGAACAATTACCCCAGAATCTATAGATGTTGTGAAAGTGCAGACCTCAGACTCATTATTCTCCGCGAAAACAATAGCTTTTGCCAATCTTTTTGCTTGCCCTCTAGAAGTACAGCCAAATGCTTGTACTTTTTTAACGACTGTACCTATTTTTGCAATTAAGTCTGTATCTTCATGTACTTCAAAGTCTATTTCTTGACTATCCATGTTGAAGTAGGAAACAGATACAACACTATGTCTTGTTTTAAGACTACTTCCTGCATAACTAAATCCAGCCTGTCCTACGTTTGATAAATTAAATAAATAACTTGGATCGGTTGGCTTGTCCTGTGTAATTGTTATTGAACCAGCAGACCAAATCGGCATACATCTCATTACACCAGCTAATTCATTTATCAATTCAAATGCTTCTCTTGAATTTTGAATATTTACATTACAGCTAAATCTAGCTTCCTCTCCTCCCTGTCCATCATCTACAAGTGTGTTGGCAAATTTACTGGCATTTACAAAACTAAAAAGATCAAGAGAACTGTCTGTTATATGATCTCCGAATCCATATCTACTTGTAGTTAAAAGATCAAGCAGAATCATTGCAGGACATGAACACCATGTAGCAGCACCCATTACCCCATTAAAAATATAGCCGTCAGGATAAACAATACGACCAGTATTAATATCAACAGTGGGAGTTCCAGAACTAGATGCTCCTGCTCCTGGAATCCTTACTTTTATTCCTCTAATCCTAAATTTTCTATCTGGGATAGAACTGAACTGCATGGAGTCCAGACGCAGAGCAGTATAAGCACTGTTGTTGTAAGTACGAGCTTCTTCGACTATTTCACCAAAACTTGTCCATTGAAAAGTATCTTGGACATTAGTATCTGTTGCGTCATCTGTAACTCTACTAACTCTAATATCCACTGGAAACGCACCCGTTATTTGCACCCCGTAATCTCTTTGGTACGCATCTCCACTTCTACCCGTAATTGTATCTGTTGTTTCTCCATTACTTCCTATGGCTAAATCAGTAAAACCTCCAGAATTATATTGAACAGCTATTTTTAATTGAACAGAAGTACCTAATAAGTCTCCATCATCAGTTGCTCTTTGTAATTGAGGAAAAGTAATTGTTACTCTTACCTTATCAACATTGGTATTAGTTATTTGTCTCGTTACAGGAACATCTTGAGTTACTGTGACACCAACACTTGTTGTAGATACACTACTATCTATATTTGGTATAGCAGTTTGACTATCCGTACCAAATCTAGGATTGAAAGTTACATTTTGAAAATTTCTATCTACATCTTGAACATCAGTGGAATCTGCTGAAGCTCTTATAACAGGAGTATCGTTTAAAAATACATCTTTCAATGCAGCATTATTATATGCAGTTGTGCCTTTTGTTCTGCCTTCTTTAGATGCAGTGGCAAAACCTTCTATCTCTCCTTCCGATATTAAATCTAAAAAAGTAGCATACTGTCTACTATGAAGATTATCAGGATCTCTAGTTGGCGATGGAGGTGATGGGTTGCCACCTTTAGAACCTCTAATAATACGTTTAGTATCACTCATGCCTGTACCTGTTCAGTATCTACGGAAGCACTAATTACAACCGATCCAGTAAAGATTTCTCCGTAAACTATTGGAACGGGTGTACCAGCCCTTGATGTATTCTGTAGCCCATTAAAACTAAATGATAATCTAGGATCTTCCTCTGAACTAAAATCTGGCTTTTTAGGTAGAGGAGTTAGCATCTCAGAAACTCCAGTAAGAACTAACGCTATACCTATATTTCCTGCAAATGCAGCAAAACTAAATGCTCCAGATGCAGTTGCAAATCCTCCAGCTATACCTTGTGGACCTAGACCAAAACCTACAGTTGGATTTATGATGGCAAATCCAATTAATACAGCACCCAGTAATATCTTTCCTAATCCTCTACCAGCACCAGTAATCACAGGAATTAAATGTATATCTTGTTGTCCTATTGGATCTCCTAGTTCAGTTTTATCTAACTCATAATCACCAACCTTCAACTTGTAGTATCTATCATTCATGTGCTGCTCGATTCCAGGGAAATTATTTATCAAAAAACTCATTGCGTGAGCTAACGTGTCTGCTTTTATTTCAAATTCTTTGTGACCTACAAACTTTGCAAGTTCTCCATATAATTTTATTTTACGAAGCATAACGATACCTCTTTCCTGTACATTTT